CTCATCATGTGGCATTCGTCCTGCAGCAAGATATTAGGTCTGTCGCAGCACGTGGTGGCGGAAAGGGCGCCAGGCAGAGACGCAGCCAGCGTCGAAAACTGGCTGGAGTCCACCCAATGCCAAACACCCGGGTCAACATGCCCACGCACAACTCCAACGCCAAGCCCAAGGGTCATGGAGATTTGGAACAGCACGCTAACGCCCGCGCAGTGCGCGTCGTTAGCACAGGACATAAGAACCCCTCCAAGGCGGCCGCTGAAGCTAGATCTGACCCTGTGTCAGAGTGGCAGGCAGGTAGGACGCTCATATTCACCCGTACGGGTTTTGGAGGCGGCCCCGGTCCTAAACTTGGCGACAGTTGGAGCACCGAGCCACGACCCGCAGCTCGGATCCAAGACTACCCCGTCCGTCGCGACCGTGTCTCGGTCGCCACAACTGATGTGCCCACAAAAGGTCCAACAGGTCGAGGTGTTGGCAAAGTGTACGCAGACAACACAGGGTTTGCCCGCGGCGCGTTCTCACTCGCAACCGGATATCAAACAGCCACTCTCTTCAGTCATAGAGCAAGGATGGCTGGGGTCAAGGGATTACCCACCCGAATTGTCAACGCCCATCAGGCCGCCCAGGCGCTCACGGCTTCGGGAAATCGTGCCTACGCCACGAGAAGCCGTCCCGCAGGCGGCAGAGACGGTGACATCTACATCTATCCGAGAGGCGCAGGTCCAGCAGCAGGGTACACAGTGCAGCAGTTCAGGGGAGGAGGTTGGCATGAAATTGCTAACTACAGCAGAAACACCGGCAGACGCTAGGAAATACCACCGTATAGGTGGTGCCAGTCATGTCACTGGAAAATGTGACCTGCCGATAAAGATCAAGGACGTGACTTGGAAGAAAGCCTACCACCGACGGTTTGGTCGCCGCGGTGATGCAGTGGCAATTGATTCTGAATTGTATTGGACATTGCGTAATGAAGCCGTGTATTTGCCCAGGTCCGCAGAGCTATTGGGACTGTTAAAGAGTAAGGCGCGCAAGTACCTTGACCAGTTTGATCTGCTGGAGTGGACGCCAGAGGACGTCTTCAGGTTGGTTAACATGACTATTGCTGAGGGCATGGATGTGCATCCAGAGGAAGAGGAGGCATTGGAGCGTCTGAGACGCCGTGCCGAGGATGGACCACGGAAG